TTCAGCCAAATCCTTGAGGAACGGGAGCATCGTTGCCCCGGACTTCCCAAAGAGTTCCATAGCGATGGCGGTCTTACCCGCGCCGTCCTCAAACTCGGCGAGTTTGAGCGCGACATCGTTCATCACCTCCGCCGGATCACGCAGGTTCGGGCATAGGCGTCGACCTGCACGCGCGAGCGCTTCAAGGCACCCGGACCATCAATCGCGACAACGTGCGTCTGATCGACCGGGGTGTAGACAAGCGTCGGGTACTGCGCGGTCTGTGGCGCCACCACGGCGTACACCTCTCCGCCAGCCAAGTGCTTGATCGCGTCATAAAAGTCCTGCATCGCTACCGACCCTTTAAAGCCTTGGCTTCGATCTCGAGGCGCTGTGCCAAACGACCCTTGATCGCCTCGACGGCCTCACGGCGCCGGGACTCGAGTGCCGGCCGCAGGAAGGGTCTGGCAGCCATCTTGCGTGTGCCGAATTCCACAAAGCGCCAGTACCAGGCGTCTTGCGAGAGGTTCCCGCGCTTGCCTTGATTGCGGTACTTCTTGCCCTGGCGGACCAACACGTAAAACGTCTGTCGCCCCCCACCGGATAGCTCCCGGATGTGCTTCATGATGACCGAGCGCTTGAGCGTTCCGGCAGACGGTTGCTTCGTGCCCAGCGACTGCGCGGCCTTCGGTGCCCGATGCCGCGCCTCATCTCTGATGACCTTGGCGCCGGCATAGACCGCCGTTCGCAGGCCCCGATTAGCAATGCGCTGGGGCAGCTCACGAAGCGCCCGGTTCAGTTCAGCCAAGCCTTCAATGCGGACTGTTTCGGCCCTAGCCATCGCGCAAGCCTTCGCTGGCCAATAACGTCACCACGACATTGGCCTCATCCTCATTGAGTGCGGCGTGAATCGCAAACACTCGACTCCGGTATAAAACTCTCAGCTGGGCAACCGCCTTGGGGGCGCTGAACGCATCTTGGAAACGCACTGTGATCTGGTGGGTAACCTCCGCTGCGACTCGATCGGCGATGCGGGCTTCCCGCCCCGAAATAGGCTGGATGTCAGCCCAGACTGTCCCCACATCAGTCCAGCCTTGCGTAGGGGCCCCCAGCATGTCCTTGCTGACAATGGGTCGCTGAATCCGGACCCGGTGATTGAGTTGTCCCGCACCGATCGCACTCATACAAAACTCACCCGATATCCGTCAAGCAGACTGTCCACAAAAGTTAAAGCGTCAATACGCCCACGCGTGAGCGTCGCAACCTCTTCCCGATGCCCGTAGAGACTGCCCACACGCAGCTTGATCCAGCTCTTGAGCCCCTCAGGCACGGCACTGGCACCGCCATAGCCAGCATCAAAGGTGACGCTAACGGCACCGATCTGCGGCAAGGTTGCTGGCCATGTTTTCCCGAAGACTGGGGTGACGCGCGCCGGCTCGCACGCTGCATCCAGCACGTAATCACTCGAAGGCATCACCTGAGGTTCGCCATTCATGTCCAGGTAATGGATCGCTACCACCGACTGGACGGGGCATTTGGCGAGGAGGACGGCGTGTGCGGGAAGGCTGAACGATGCGCCGGCAGGTACGCCCATCAGCGAAGGCCCGGGAAAGGCGTCGAGCACCAGTTTCCAGCGGGCAGTCGTCAACTGCCGGCCGGTCTGGGTCTCAGCCGCCTGCCGGGCTGCCGTGATGAGCGCACCGATCAGCGCATCGTCATCGTCAACATCCACCCGCAGGTGGAGTTTGGCCTCGGCAAGCGATACCGGCTCCTCTGAGGGGGGTGTGACGAGTTGCAGTGGCATGGCTTAGATGATTTGGGCCACAGCGGCCTGGTTGCTGGCGTCTGCAGGCAGCATTCGAGGGCTCGCACCCAGCACCTGCGCCGCCGTCAGACTCGCCGCGCCCCCCACCGTCACCGCAAGACGCACGAAGCCAAAGCCGGCGACCGTGTCCAGGTCCTCTGGCTTGACGTTGATGAGCGCCTGCTTGTTGTCGCCGGTGGCTTTGATGATCTGAGAAATCGCCTTGCCGGCGATGTCCTTGGCACCCGTGCCCACGGCGTCCAGCGCCTGCTGGACCTTGGCGTCTACCGTCGCACCGGTACCGAGTGCTCCGGTTTGGATGACGGCCAGCAGGCCGTTGTGCATCGCCAGTGAAATCCAGCCGGTGGTGGCGGTGCCTGCAGCCTGACTGGCCGGATCCAGCGTGGCCAAGATGGCCAGCAATTCGCTGCCCTTTGCATTGGGAAACATGTGTGTTCTCCTTGAGTGTTAGGGCGTTCAGCGCGCGCCCAGTTGAACAAACGGCGACAGGCTCGTCGTGCCCTTGGCAGGCGAGATGGGCGCCGCGATCTTGGATTGGCCGTCCATGCGGAACGTGGTGCGAAACGCCGTGAGGTCCGCATCAAAGTACAGGTGCATGGAGGTGGCCGTCTGCATGCCGCCGGCCTTGGTGATGGTCTGGTAGTACGACAAGTCCGCCAGCAGCACGTCGCCGGCTGCGGAGAAGGTGTTGGCGTGCTGGGACACAAAGACGGGCCGGCCCAGCAAGGTGCCGTAGGGAGAGACCTGAATGCCACCCACATTGATACCGGTGGGCAGGTAGATCGGGTAGTTGCCCAGCGTCAGTGTGAAGAGCGCTGGCAACACGTCGTTGTTGACGATCCACACCGCCTTGGCAAACGAGCCGGGCGGCAAACGCGAGATCATCTTGGCCAGGTTCTGGGCCAAGAGCGTCTGCGTCGCCTGCCCCGACTCCTTGGCCACGGTCACCGTGGTAGCAGCGCTCATGCACCCCACCGGCAAGCCAGTGCCTGAGCCAAACAGGATCGACTCGTTGGTCTTCCACCGAATGGACGTTGCGATCTTGTCGGGCAGATAGGTCGACAACGCGTTGGAGTCATCCAGCAACTCATCGGTCACAGGCACCAGCGCCATGAGCTTTTTCAGGCGCAGGGTCGACAGACCCAGCACCGGCTTGGTGCCCACGGCTGATGCCGCTTCGCCCTGCCAGTAAGCCCGGATGCCATTGGTTCCCCAGGGCGTCGTTTCGTCCTTGGGAAACGCCATGGTGTTGCCGGTGATCTCCACGTTATCGGTGAGCGGCAACAGGGAGTCCTCGCCCAGGGACAGTTGAAAGATCTCTTGGGCGAACTGCGGGGGCACCAGGAAGCCTCCGTCCTGGGCAGAGCCTTCGCTGCCAAACGATGCGGGCGCCACAGCGCCGCGGCCAGAGCCAATCAACAGTCGCTCATCAATTGAGCTACCGGGGTTTTGCGCGTGACGAACCGTTTTGAGGAAGTCGCCAACGCTCTTGAAACCATGCTTGGGGTCAGACTCGATGTTGTCGGTCACCGAAATGACGGAGGCGCTGTTCGCGTGGGATACGCCAACCTGCGCCACTCTGGCCATGTGGGCCTCTTCAGCGACCAGGGAAGCCTCGCGGTCAATGCCTGCCGAAGCGGCTTCGATCCTGGCCTTAAGAGCGTCAAAGGCGGTCAGCTCCTCCTCGGTCATGTCACGCGCCTCGGCTGCGGCGATATCGGTCAAGGTGCGGGCGTCCTTGACCAGGGCGGCTTTGCGAGCTTGCAGCTCGCGCAGTTGTTTGCTCATTGGTGTTGCTCCAGAAATAAGAATGCCGCTCAGGCAAAAAGCGCAGAGCGGCGATTGAGGCGCGACCAACGGGTCGCAATGGATCAGCAGCCCTCGACGGAGGACTGCAGAAATTCAAGTGGAAATCTCGGTCGAAAGCGTCAGATCAGCGCGAGGGCTGCACGGGCCTGCTTGAGCCGGGAGGCGCCCACAGGCTGGGCGGAGCGAGCCGTCTTTTGCATCTTGGCCAGCACCTCGTCGAATGTGGCAACGCCATCGACCATCTTGGCGGCCAATGCGGCATCCGCTCCCAGCACCCTGCCCTCCCCCATGCCCTCGCGTACGTCATTGACCGTCAAGCCTCGGCCCTTGGCCACTGCCTTAGCGAAGGCGTTGTAGTAGTCGTCAACGCGCGACTGCATGAACGACAGCGCTTCAAGATCCAGTGGTACGTAGGGGTTGCCTTCAACCTTGAACTTGCCAGCCGAGATCAGGGTCGGCTTGACCCCATCGCCCTCGAGGGCCTTGGAATAGTCAAAGTGCGCTTGCCACACGCCAATGGAGCCGACCTCGCCGCCCGGGGTCACGTAAAACTCTCCGGCCGCGCAACCGATCCAATAGGCGGCTGACGCTGCCAGGCTGTTGGCTACTGCAACAACCGGCTTTTGAGTTCGGGCTTTCATGATCTCGGCAGCCAGCTCGCTGACGCCGTAGACGCTGCCGCCCGGGCTGTCGATGTCGATCAGGATCTGGGCCACGGTGTCATCGGCCAGCACTTGGCGCAAGGCCGACGTGAATTTCTGGGTGCTGGTGCTTCCGGGCCCCGAAATGTCTTCGACCATATTGCCTCGCTGCGTAATCACCCCATACAGGGGGAGCACCGCGATACCGGCACCGGCACTGGAGGCCGCAAACTGCTTGCGCGTGTCGCGCATTACCCGGTCTGTGTTGACCTGGAACAGCGTCTCTTCCTTTGGCGGTTCGTCTGAGGACCAGCGGGTGAGGACGGCCGTCATGGCTTGAAGCCGTTCCGGCATCAAGGCCCAAGGCGTGGTCAGAAATTCAGAAATCAGCAGTTGCTTGTTCATTCGTGCATCCCAAGTTGGACGAGCGCACGCGCCAGCGCCTGCTCATCGGATGGTGTTTCAAAATTGGCGGCCCAGACGGCGACGACTGACGGTGTCAATCCGAAGCTCTGGGCGATGAGATCGATCTCGTTGGGGCCAAGAACCCCTTTCCTGCCGATGCGTCGGGCCAGCCGCTGCGCATTGGACTGGACCAGGCTGCGCAGCCTCAGGCTCAATCCCTCATCGGGCGTGGCAGTGCCATCGGTGTCAGCCGATTCAGGCTCCTGGTTGTAGATCTCTTGCTCCTCAGCGGCTGCCTCTTCGACCATATTCAAGGGTCGAAGAGGCTGGTCCAAGCCTTTGATCGGATTGAGGTTCTCGGCGACGCGCGCCTCGTTTCGGGTGAGCCAGCCGTTTTGGATTCCGCTTTGGTAATACGCCGAGCGGCTGGCTGCATCGCCCCGCATCAAGTTGGCGAAGTCGAACTCGACTTCCAGCTCATCACCGTCGAGCATCAGATCGGCCTCAATGGATGCCTCCCACCGCTCAGCCCAAGGCGTCATGGTGTGCATGACGAACTCCAGACTCTGCTGCTCGATATTTGAAAAGGTAGCTCGGTCCAGGTCGGCGATCATGTGCGGCGGCACCCGGAACAGGCGGGCAATGTCCGTGATCTGGAACTTGCGCAATTCCAGGAACTGAGCGTCCTTGTTCGTGACACCTACCTCGTGGAACTTCATCCCGTTCTCGAGCACCAGCACCTTGCCCCGGTTGGCACCGGACTGGGCCGCCTGGTAAGACTCTCGGAACACCCGCTTGGCCTCGGAGTCCTTGAAATTGCCCGGAAACTCAATCCAGCCACCCGTGGGCTTGGCGTCGTTGGAAAAGAAGCGGGCGCCATACTCCTGCGCGGCCAAGGCCATGCCCAGGCTTTCGCGGGACAGCTCTATCGGGCTCAGACCCAGCAACCCGTCCGAGGACAAGCCGCGCAGGTGCCAGACCTCGCCCCGGCGCAGAACCATCTCCTGGCCTGCCGCGTTTTGGATCCGGTAGCGATAGTCCCCTTCTGCAAGTAGCTCCAAGCGCACTCGATCGGGGTGGATAGGGATCAGCTCTGTGACTTCGCCCCGGCCGTTGGTCAAGATCTGGCAAAAGGCATTGCCCCTGAGGGCCAAGTGGCCCTGCAGCATCTCGCGCCACTCAAACGGGTTTTGATACCGGTTGGGTTTTTTACCAAGTACCCGATAGAGCCAATGGTCGGTGATCCGGTCCTTCCCGCCATCCGCTCTTGCCCGGTACACCACCAATGGCAGCGACGCCATGGTTTCCGACAGGATCCGAACGCAGGCATAGACCGCGGCCA